ATCTTGTTATTGACGAGAAGGGCAGTTCCCTAAACTGCAGTTTCGTGGGGTGCAGGAATTATAGCTTTGATTGTTCCTTGTATAGGGTTGGCCGTTTGGGATCCAGCAGTTCGTGGGGATTTTTCCCGCTGCTGCTTTGGTTGGTTTTGGCGGTGTCGTTGCGTGCAAGTCTCAGTTGGTTTTCCTCCTCCAACTCCCCCTCGGCGAGGTTGTTGATGGCGTTGACCGCGTGAAACGTGTGGTACATTGCTTCGTCCACCTGCGGTAGATCCGTGGTTAGACCCATGGCTTCGCGTTTCGCGCTGAAGGCTAGTTGTTTGCCTATCAGTTCGGACACGAGCTTGGTTAATGCATGCCGGGCCCGGATTTTCTGGGCGTTGCACGCTTCGATCAGCTGCTGCTGGTTGGGATTGAATGACATTTTCGTGTTCAGGTTTTTCGGTTGGTCGAGAACTTAATTGAGAAATATGTTTCCCGGGTCCTACTACCACATCGTCCTTGATTGAAAGGCACTTATCAGGCAGTTCATTTTCAAGTAAAACGGGGATTTGGTCCAAGGGTGCGTCGCTCATGATCTCTTCCAGTCTAGTCAACTCACCACAAGTCAGATTCAAAACCTTCGCCATAGCTGCATGAATCTCATGAGTCGTAGTTTGTGGCCAAGCATTGGAACGTTTATATTGTTCCTCGTGTGTGGCACCTTTGAAGGTCATACCAGGTTGGGAATTAATAATCCGTCCGGCCCAATTGCCAATAATAGGCGTCAATCGGTCGGTCGTCCAGTACCCACAGGCCTTGTTGTACAGTGCTTGCTCAGGTGTTACAGAGCCATTAGACGTAAGGTGTAATTTAGTCAATGTTCGCATCGGATCTTGGAATGAGTCCGTGCGCACTGCAGGGTCAACGAAATACCTGCCCAGGTAAGGGAAGGGTTCACCTCTGGGTATGATAACAGATTTTAGTGTTAGACCCAGGTCGCGAGTGACCTCTTCCATAGCCTTCGCAATGAGACCATCGGTATTACTCATTGCACCATCGTCGCCGAAAGCGATTCCGATTCGTTTGAATGCTTACTTTATGCTGTATACGATTGACCGGTAGGCACAAAATTGCGCCCAAGCATTTGGTAAAGTGTTTCCGTCCGTTGTCGTTGGACCTCCACTTCGTGTACCATGTCCGGGTTTAAACCTAACTCCAGTAGCAGTAATGCCAGTTTGTTTATAGAGCTGGTCAAAATGTCCAGATAGTTCCACTCGTCGATCAGGTGCGCACCAAGCCATGTAGGCTGGTTTGATCACATTATCCACGATCCATTTGCTAATTGTTCCATCGTAACGGCTATAATCCGTGGCGACCATTTCCTTCTCCGCTCTTGCTAATTCTCCTAGTCGTAGTGCAGCTTCTTTGGGTGATTTGCCAGGTCCATACCATTTGAATTTCTTCAATACATTTTCTTTGAATGCATATGTGAATGCAGACATCAAAAGTGTCAGTTCAGTTGAAACTGTGGTTATGTTGCGTGGGTCGTTTGTGCAAACGTAGGGCTCGGCTTTAATGAATGATTTCAACTTATTGGCATATGGTATACCTAATAGAAATTCAGCCATTTTCGTCCTAGCCTTTTGTGACGGGGCATTTTGTATTTCACGCACTGCGTCAAGCGAGATTGGCACGCCTTTTCCCTGTTCGGGCACGAGTAAGGTGATAAATTCTGTGGCCCATTCTTTATACTTCCGGGGTGGCACCTTGGTGTTAGCGATGTCGTGAACGCGTCCTTTCACACATTGTGTGTCACTGTTGAAGCCCCGTGTCGGAAACACGGCGGGATTGCTGACAAAGGCATTCCCAATAACATGTCCTGTATGTTTTCCATCTTCGGTGGCAAGAGGTCCGATCGGTGTGAAATGTGCAGCTTGCGCTGACGTCTTCACAACGTTTGGACGATAGTTCTCGTCTCCTAGGAGGTCAAACAACAATGATGCTTTTACTTCATATCCAACCTCGTCCGTTTTCAGAAGATAACGTTCGACGTCGGCAATGACACACGGTGATGTTTTATGTGTGAACCGTTTCCGGATGGCATCGTAAGTGCGGCCAGTGGTCTCCACAGAGTGGCGATCTCCGGCCTTGCTCATTGATAGCTTATCAGTCACGGGCTCATAAATCGTATTTTTAGTGATACCATTGGTACTAGTGTAAGTGAACACCTTTCTTTTCAGTCCAGTGGGTTCAAATGCTCCATACCAATAAGGTGCTGGTATTCTTGCGGTGGGTATCAGCCAGATGAGTCGGCGGTTGGGGTCCTTGTCGAGTTTGCGTTGCTCGACCGTAAAGACACAGAGATCTCCTACTTCATTTTCAACGGACAATGTATCCCCGGGATAATCCCAAAGTTTATGCTCGTAGGTTGCCCCTCCAGCAACAGAAAAATGAACAGTGTTTTGATCAATGTAGTACGAATGATCGCTGCCATAGTATGCAATAGTTTCAGGGACTAATGTATACATTAAGATTGGTTTCCAGTGTCCTAACCAAGCCGTCATGTCGCAATAGTAGTCAACATCGGTGAAGATGAAGGCAGTATTGTCTTCGACGTCGTCGTCTCGGAAAGGTACGGACAAATCTTTTTGCTTGTAGAAGTAGCGGCTCCCTCCGTTCATATCATGATTAGAACGTGATACATTGTATGGTTTATATCCGCTTTGTATGACCGCATCATTTAAGAATTGGTTGCATGATGACCGTAGTTGTGCTGCATCCCGATGGCTGTGGGACTTACTAACAGGCATTAAATTGACAGTGTTCAAACGATTACAAAGTGTTTTACGCTCATCAGTTTTCCGCTCGATGACGGATTCGATTTGTTGAGACTTAGTTCGTATATCGTATGGTTCACAGACTCGCGCCCAAACAAGGAAAAGACGTACGTAGTTGATGGCCCTCCAGAAGTGGCGCAGTGAAGCGTACCTCTTGATCCTTCCTCTAACGTCGTTCCAACGTAAG